TAGCATGACAATAGAAACACCAGAATTTCAAGGCACACATCTTTGGGATAGACTGTGTTGGGCAAAAGAAAAACTAGAGCCACACAGAACAGAATATTGTGTTGTATGGGAAGACCCTGAAGAGCCTGACTCACCTGCAAAGATTACGCATCCTGACCCAAATTGGATGGCTTGTGCATTACAAGGTGGCATACTTCCACCTGTAGAAGCCTATTGGGAACTTGCTAAAGATGAAGCCAAGCCTGACTTTGTAAAGCATACAAGAGGTTACTTGTTACACAACACTAAACCTATTGAAGCTATGACAGAAGAACAGGCAATAGAATACTTAATTATGAAAGACATACCGAGACATGTGTGGCAAGACTACGACAGAGCCAACAAACCTCGTATGCTCATTTGTACTAAGTCACAGTTACCAAGCACTAGAGTGTGGCGAAATGCTTGGAGAATTAATGAAGAACTAGCCACACATAACAAAGAAGCTGCTTAAAGGAGAAACCAATGGCAACAAACATCATGGACAAGGATGGTAATATAATTAATGCGGCAGATGCAACTATACCATCAGATAGACATTTCAGAAATGCATGGACATTATCAGGCAAAACTATTACTGAAGATTTAACTGCATCAAAAGTTATATTCAAGGATAAGATAAGGGAAGTAAGAAAGCCTTTACTTGATGCTGAAGATGTAATCTATATGAAAGCATTAGAAGCTGATGATGCATCTGCAAAGACTGCAAGTGTAGCAAAGAAGAAAGCATTAAGAGATGCTCCTGCTGCAAGTGCAATATCAAGTGCAGACACTATAGCTAAACTTAAAGCTGCTTGGGATACAAGCACATTAGGTGACAGTCCATACGCATAAGGAGTAGTTAATGCCTTTAACAAAAGTACAAGCAGAAGGTGTAAACCTAGCAGATAACTTTGCATTTACTGGAACTGTAAGTGGTAGTGGCATGGACTTGCTATTAAATGACACTATATCAAGTTCTACAGCTAATTATATCATTTCATCTACATACATAAATGGAAGTTACGATAGCTACCATTTAGATGCTACTTTTTTAGGTACTTTAGATGGTAGATATTTTTATGGCGAAGTTTATGTTGGTGGTTCACTAATAACTTCTTCAAGTTATGCATATGAAGTTCAAGTACTTGGTGCTGCTTATTCATCAGGAGGTTTTAACAATAATGGAGATTCTGTATTAAACGTATTTAATACTGCAGGTGCAGGAAGTGCTGATGGAGAGGGAATAACTATAAGTGCAACATATCAAAACACAAATAGTATACTGAAACCTTTTTGTTCATCAGGATTTTCAAGTCATCACAACACAAGTGGAAATCACGAGGGTTATGCATTTACTGGCTCAATGACAGTTGCTAATAGAGCATCAGTTGTAAATGGTTTGAGGTTTCGTTTTAGTGGTGGAGATATAGCTAGTGGTACAGTTAAATTTTACGGATTAAGGAAGTAACATGGCAAATAAAAACACAATGGTTGATGGTCAGTTACGAGAAATGACTGATGCAGAACAAAAAGAGTATGATGACAGAAATACTGTATGGGATAATGATGCACCTAACAGACGTATGGCAGACCTACGAAGACAAAGAGATGCCCTACTAGTTGAGACAGATTACATGGGTAACTCTGATGTAACAATGAGTGATGCTTGGAAAACATACAGACAAGCCTTGAGAGATATTACAAGTCAAACACCTAGTGATGATGCTTTAAGCAATATTACATTTCCAACTAAACCGAGTTAAGGAATAAACAATGCCGTACATAGGTCGATCAGAAAATTTTGGAGTAAGGAGTAGGTTTCAGTATCAAGCCACGGCTGGACAAACCAGTTTTAGTGGATCGGATGCCAACTCACTTGTACTAAGTTACAACGATACATTGTACATGGATGTATATCAAAACGGAATATTGTTAGTGCCGGGAGATGACTATACGGCAACAACTGGTACAACTATGGTCTTGGTTCAAGCAGCGAGTTTGAATGATATAGTAGAAATGGTTGTCTATGATGTCTTTACTGTAGCCAACTCTTATACAAAGTCCGAAGCTGATACAAGATACCCATTCAAAGGTAACAACTCAATCATCAGATTAAATGGACAGACAATCAGTGCAAACATTACAATAGATAGTGATGAGAATGGTGTATCAGGTGGTCCTATAACGCAAAGTGCAACAGTCACTGTTAATGGATATTGGAGTATAGTATGACAAGTCAATTAAATGTAGACACCATTGTAGATAAAGCAGGTAGTGGTGGCACGAATGTTAAGATAGGTAATACCTCAACCTATGTATCTGATGGTGGTGCTACTACACAAAATACTGTGCAAAGTTTAATTAAACAATTTTCAACATTTGACCAAAGAGGGGGGTTTGTCACCCAAGATACAGCAGGAGATACGTTTAACACATCTACTCAAACTGATAGAGAAGCTGGTACTGTTGTAGTAAATTTAACTAATAATATGAATAACACAACTTATCCTGCTTTTAACTCTCCTCATTACGACAGAACTGATGGAAATAGAAATTATCCTAACATGGGAGCAGGCTCGAATTGTACTACTAGTTCTTACAATGCATGCTCTTCTCAATCTCCGGGAAATACACAAGACACTGTAATGAACTCGGCTTTAGCAGGAGACTTAGCATAATGGCATCACAATTAAAAGTAGATACACTCACAGGTGTAACCACAGCAGGTAGCATAGACGTTACAGGTGAAGGCAATAGTACAACAACTAATCTGCAACAAGGGTTGACGAAGGCTTGGGTCACTTTTGATGGCACTGCTACTAATACACCTAGAAACGATAGCTTAAATGTAAGTTCAGTAGATGACGATGATACAGGTGATTATGGAGTTAATTTTAATAATCCTATGGGTAATATAAATTATAGCTCAACATTTGGAGATGGAGAAGGCAATGCTACGTCAGGGATGAGATTCTTAATGGATGCAGGCAGCACTACATCTTCCCAAGAGATATATGGCAGAAATGTAAGTAATAGTGCTGCTGATTGTAACGCAGCTTCAGTGACAATACATGGAGACCTCGCATAATGGCAAGTATATTAAGAGTAGACACATTAACAGATACAAGTAGTAATAACTCTACTGCTATGAGTACAATTAATCAAGGTACAGCAAAGTCTTGGGTAAACTTTAATGGTACTGGAACAAGTGCTGGTACTACAATAACTTCTAGAGACAGTTTTAATATATCATCAGTCTTAGATGTAGCTGTTGGGGATTATACAGTGACAATTTCTTCAGCAATGGCAAATGTAAACTATGCTCATGTTGGAACAGCAGGTCAAGGTAATACAGCTTTAATTAACCTTAGTCAATGTTTTGATATAGCAAATCCAACAACAACGGCTTCAAGGTATCAAACAGCATATGTAAATGGTGGCTTAATAGAGGCATCAAATGTGCATCTTGCATTACACGGAGACCTCGCATGACCAAAGCAGCAGAATTAGCAAAGATGGGTGAAGTCCTAACCAATAGTCAGATTGGTGGGCGAAGGAATATTGTCATCAATGGTGCAATGCAGGTTGACCAAAGAAATAGTGGGTCAAGTGTAAATCTTGCTAATGCTAAAGTCTATGCTGTTGATAGATTTTACTGGATAGAAAGCTCATCAGAAACACCTACAGGTCAAAGAGTTACAGATGCTCCAAACGGATTTACACACAGTGTAAAGATTACAAATACTTCTACAACAACTACTCCTAGTTATACACAGTTAGTTCAATCAATAGAAGGTAACAATGTTTCTCAGTTATACTTTGGTAATTCTTCTGCTGAAAGTGTTACATTGTCTTTTTATGTAAAATCATCATTAACTGGACAATTCTCAGCATCACTAAGAAATGGTGCTAGTAATAGGTCTAATGTTTCTACTTATACTATTAATTCTGCTAATACTTGGGAAAGAAAAACTATTACTTTTGTTGGTGATACAACAGGTACATGGACAACAGATATAAGTGTTGGTTTAGATTTAATATTTAGACTTGACGATACTGGAGGAACAAGTTCATTAAATCAGTGGACTGCAACAGGAGATGCTTTTGCTAGTGGTTCAGTTAGATTTATGGGTAATGCTTCAGCTACTTGGCAAATTACTGGAGTTCAACTAGAAGTAGGCGAACAAGCCACACCATTTGAGCATAGGTCATTTGGAGAAGAACTAGGTTTGTGTCAAAGGTATTTTCAACAATGGACACAAGAAGCTAGTGGTTTTAGTACAAATAATTATGCTGCTGTTTGTGATGTAGTAGTACATGGAAACACATATGTTTTTATGCAATATTTCCACCCAGTACAACTGAGAGCAACTGCTGCTATAACAGTTA